AATGTCTTTTCCTTGTCGGAAAGTGCCTTATGCCATAAATAGTTAATGGCATGCTGTCTATATTTACTCACTTGAAAATCCTTTATATAAATTCTTGGCCTTGTCAATCCATGGTTTAATGTCCGAGGTTATCTTGTCTACGTTTAGTTCGGCAATATCATTGGTATCAAAATTTGGGAAATATAGTCTATATAACATTGCGCATTGCTGTTCTATTTTTTCTGCTGCTTTTCTTCCAGCATCATCATTATCCATCAGGCAAATCAGAGAGAGGGCTCCCGATTCGTCGAGTAAGTGTTTTTGGTCATTGTTAAACGCTGTTCCAAAAATTGCCACTACATTGTGAATTCCAGCCTCAGCAAGTCGCCAAACATTGCCGGGAGATTCCACCAGTATGGCGGCACCACTGTCTAATATATGGTCCTTGGCTCTCCAGTAATTATACAACCATTTTTCCTTTTGAAATCCTTTACTGTGGAGCCATTTTGGGAAATGCCTGCATTTATCTTTGGGGCCATGGTAGTTATTGCACTCTGGGCATCTTTCAAATATACTTCTTCCCGTACATCCTACAATATATCTGTGATCATTGTCATATATGGGAACAACAGCCCGACGATACATAGGCTTCTTAGGGTTGTCGCAATACCCAATGTCGTATTCTTCAAGAATTTCCTTGGAAAACCCTCTTTCTATATAATATTGGGAAGGAACCTTAACTTTTTGCCTATACGTTTCTTGTGTAATGCCAATTCCACGAGCCTCTTTTAAGGACAAGCTGTTAATCAAACCCCCAAACTTCATTTTTTCAATGTTTATATTTTCACTATTAAGGGAGGTGAAGTCTTGATCTAAAAATTTTAACAAAAATTCTACAGCCTCACTAAAGGTGGCTTCTTTGTCTCCTTCGTGTTCCCAGCTATATTTAAAGCGAGAGAGAGCCCCTTTAATAAAATGGATAAAACTGTTTCCAAAAGTTTCCTCGCATTGATGAGTTCTGCACTTATAATGTACCTTGTAGTCTCCATTATAGTACATATTGAGGGCAGTAGGATTGTCTCCTCCATGAATGGGGCACACGGATTTAATCAGAATCTCATTTTTATATGATTTTTGTATTCCAAAATATTCATATATTTGATCTATATATTCCACCGCCATTTGTGACAGGGCTTTTAGCTTTCCGTAATCGTTATATTTATACGAAGGGGATATCGTCATCGTCTGAGTAGAATTCATCGTTGTCATTAGTGTTTATGCCGTCTTCTAATTCAAAAGCTGTGTAACCTTCTATTATTTGGCCACAGGAACCGTTCATTCTGATATTAATATAGTCCCTGTCTTCGAGCCCCTCTCCATGTCGGGCTATAACGGGGACTAACTTTCGGTTGCCATTCTCTGGACCGTCCTTGGCTATTTCTTCATCCGACTTTGTTTTATATATGCTAAAATTGGAACACAACCAGATGATACGATCTGAGCCAGAAGCGGTATCGGTTGTTTCTTTATTAATACCATCACGATTAAGCTGAACAAAGGAAAGTATTGGGACCTCATATCTTAAGGCGAAATTATGGAGCGATGTCATCATAAATCCCAGAACCTGAAACTCCTTCATGTCTCCTTTTAGTTCAGCAGAATCCATAAGCTTTAAGTAATCATAAATTATTACGCAGTCCTTTGCCTTTCCCTTGTCATTTAGTCCCACCGTTTTGGCAATCCACCTGCGCATAACTGAAATTTGATCTTCAAATGCTGCGCCTCCGATTGACTTGAAGTAGTATGGGAGGTTCTTTATCTCTTCTGCTGCATCAAACACCTTTTTCTTTGAGGCTGCATTTTCAGCAAACTTTCCGGTTTCAATATCACTAATTCCTATTCCCGTAAGCATCGCCATGAGACGATTTTGGTGATCTTCCTTTCTCATTTCAGTATCTAAATTCAACACAGGAATTCCCGACCTTGCAATATGAACCCCTATATTGTCTGCAAGTAGTGTTTTCCCTACCTTTGGTCTAGCCCCAATAACGTTAACGGTACTCCTCCTTAGACCTCCTCCTATGGCAAAATCGTATCGAGAATAGCCGGTAGAAATTCCTATTTGGTCAACAGGATCTTCCGCAAGCTCAGTTAAATATTCTTCTACATCATTAAATATTTTTACGGGCGAGTCGTCGCTGTCCGACAAAAGAGACGTGAACTCAAAGATGGACTCTTCTGCAATCCCAAGAATGTTCGAGATCGGTTCATCGCCTTTGATTTCTATATATTTTTCCTTTGTAAGTTCTAACTGATCATACATCATTCGAGCTATTTGTAATTTTCTAATCTTAGCAGCGAATGCTCGGACATTTTTTAAGAGCACAGGAAACTTCATGATGGAGGCTAGGTGAGAAACCTCTTGGTTGTTGAAAAAACCAGTTAGACCTATCTCTTTTGCTGCCGAAAGTATGGAAGGTACGTCTATTTCCGCCGAATTATCTTTATCTATAATATGCTTGAGACACATATAGATAGATATATTTGATTCTATTGTAAAGCTGTTCTCGTCAATAATATCTGCAACATCAAAAAGGGCCGACGATCCGTACCGGCATATGCCGGATAAGATTGCTCGTTCTGCGGGTAGGTCTTGTAAAATCATTTCTTTTTAATCACATGCCTGAGAAGAACACTTGTTGCATTTCCATCTACTCATATCATATATAACCGCAGGTGAAACCTCTTCTTCTGCACCACAGGTGCGACATTCTACCTCCACAAGAGCAGACTGGCGACTTCTGGGTGCTCGTTGTGCGTCTTTATTCTCTGCGTCAGCCTTAGAAGCCTCTTCCAGCTCGTGTCTCTCCGACGCGCTAAGCACTGTATTTTTCATGAAGTCATCGAACTTGTTTGGTCTTTGTCTTGAAGTATCAATGACGCCGGTACGACAAGGATCTCCTTTGTTATTTCCGTATGTTTTGGTAGATCTTTTCTTTGCTCCCTCTTTCGGCTGCCTGCCTCTGGATCTAGTTCCCTTTCCCCTTCTTCTTTTCTTTTTAGCGGGGTCAATGGGGTGAACAACTTCTTCTCCGGGCTCACCCTTCTCTCCGATAGGTCCGGAAGGACAATCGTGGCCGATCTCCTTCTCGGAATCCACTATTATTTCCATAAGTTCTTCTTTGTTAAACTCTTTTAATAGTCTCTTTAGCTCCTCTTTTTTATTCATATCGTCTCCCTGCCTTTGCCTTTTGGAGATTCATAAAAAGATCTGCCAAATTTTTAATTGAACTAGCAACGTAGGTTAGTCTATCGGATCTTTGTTGGGCATATTTGTTGATGGCCAATAGCTTACGAGTGTAATCATTGTCGTTAATCGCTTGATGATATTGGCTGTCCCATGATCCTGAGTATTGATTCTCTCGTCCAGATATTGATGATTTAATAGAAGTTTCGGCCCATTTCATACGGGCAACCTCACGATTGTGGGACCTCTGCACATGAAAGGAAAGGCTTCCTAAAAGAAGAGAGGCTTCGGCGCACTCTTCAAGAGTTAATTTTTCTATGGATGTGCGATCCATTTGCATATATTTATGAACCGAGGGGTCATGAAAATCACCACTATATGGAGGGAGCCCTATGGTGGCCTCATACTCGTCCAAAATGGAATCGAGCTTACCTAGTTGTTCCTTTGCAACACTCGGCTTTTCCACTTTTCGACCTTTTCGTTAAACGGCAATTCGATGTATGTAATGTTATTATACTCGCACCATTCCTTTTTGCGAGCGTCTCTTTTTCGTTGGCTGCTAAAATCCTGCGCGGAAGTGTGAAAGAGAGGATTGAATTTATAGTGTTGTTGTCCGTGAACTTCAATTGCTAGCTTGAATGTATTGATATAAAAATCAAAAAAGACTTTCTCCGATCTGGTTATCGAAACAGGAACTTCCTCTAGGATCTGCACCGTAGGGAACATTTCTATAAGCAACTCTCGTGCTCTCAAATGAAGCTTCGACCGGGGTCTGCTGTCGTTGGCTTTGGTTACATAGCCTTGTAGCTTCCAATTGTGAACTTCATTATTTAGGTCTCTAACCTTCACTTGTCAATCCCAACCATAGTAAATATTTCTTTTTCAAACGATTTATATTCTTTAGGGTTTTCCTCTAGGTAGGCTGCAAGATTTACTTTTCCCTGAATCTTTTCATCGTTAGGGAGCTTAAGCCAAGACCCAGATTTGACGACAAGCCCAAAATCAACCATGAGATCCGCAAGTTCCATTTCTTTCCAAATCCCCCGACCATACTTAATGTGGCTTGCAACCTTTTGGCCCGGAGCCCCGATAGCAGAAGTGACGACCTGCCAGTTTACGGTTTGTCCTATTTGTGAATCGCCTCGCATAATGGGTTGCGAATGCGTAGCATGCAGCTTAACGTCAACTTGGTATTTCAATGCACTTCCTGACTTCTCAATCTTAGACTTTCCTCTCCCAAACTTTTGTATATTTGCCATCAGATGTGTCACCCCCACGACTGTTACCCTATTGATGGGAAGGGCATTAGATATTCTGCGGCAAAATTTGGCAAGAACCTTCTGTACGCTCATGACCTGCACGTCTTCAAGATTTCCAGTTAGTTCTGACTCGCTAGAAAGCGCCGAAAAAGAATCTATAACTGCGATAGAGCCGGGCTTTGTGTGAACTATGTTGTCTACAATGCTAAGGTATTTTTCTGCCGACAGGATATTTCCCTCCGTTGAGGAAATGATTTGCATTATTTTAGGATCAAGGTCAAGCCCCTCGATTCCTTCTAGGTCTCTCTTTCGCAACCTTCCTTCTATGTTGGCGTAATATATGGGCCTCTCATGCTCTTGAGCGTTAGCACAAAAAGTCAAGGCGGTTACAGTTTTTCCAACCTTTTCTGGCCCCGTCATAATAAACAGAGATCCCTCTGGCACTCCTCCGCCAAGGGCGATGTCTATTTTGGGGCTGACAGAGAGGGTTTTTAGGGGACGGTCGGTTATTATTGCAGGATCATGAAGGACGTTTCCATATTCTTTGATAATGTCCTTATTCATCGAGATCTCTTAATTTTGATATAATGGACTTTTGGGCATTGCCACTTTTGTGCTTGACATCTTTTTTGTTGGTTACATCATAGGTAGTTTCAGATTCCCTACTTGAAAAACCACTATCCTTCTCTTCAATTATGCTGCGTAGCATAGGGGCGCGAAGAGAATATGTTTTCCAACATCGTTTATCTTTTAGCGCAGCTATTACGGCTTCTGCTGAAAATTCCTTGAGAAGCTTATTAGCTAACGTAATTTGATATCTATAGTAATTACGCCACTCCTTGATTTCCCAAAACTTTATTGGAAGCTCTTTTTGGTCTTTCTGAGCCTTCTTCTCACAAATCAGCTCAGTAATATACTGCGGCGCAGAGACCCATCCCCCCGGAGAGTAGCGGGAGGGATATTGGCTTTTCTCACTTCTTTTCTTAGTCATGAATAGAGTGGATGATATTAGACTGATTTCGAGGAGCGACCGGAACTTTTCTGGAGTCATCTACTTTTTGCGAACCAGCCGATGTCATGACTGCTACTCCTTTGTTTCCTCCCCCTGTTTCATGTATAATTGAAGTATCATTCTCTCTTTCTAGCTTTACTATATACTTTTTGACTTCTTCAAGGTCTCTTTCAAGAACCTTCGAGATGTCTTCGGAGCCCATTTCGTTCCAATACATTCCTTGTATGCAATATCTTTCTACGTCAGTCATTTTCTTTGCTTTGGACAGCTTACCCATTGTGCTATACCCTTTCTGCGTTGCTTAACCAAGCGCTATTTTTAGTCTTTAAGAATTGAATATAAAAATTAAAAGTCTTTTCTTCTGCTTCCCTGAATTCCCACTCTGGTTTGCCAGCATGTCGTAGCTGTTTGTTTACATTTCCTTCGCTATACAAGCCGATGGGATTGTAGAGCTTCCCATGTCTCCCTCTCTTCACAAAAAATTTAGTTCTCTCTGTGCCAGTCACGGACTTGGCGTATGTATTTATTCCCTCTTCGTTGACACGAGGAAAGCCCTCGTCATCTAGCCAGTCATGCTTTCCAAAGAGCGTATAAAAAAGAGTCTCATGTCCCTTAGCCTCTTCCTGAACGGACTTTTGCACGCCCCTGTCCTTGTGTATCTTAAAGTTATTCATTTATTCTTTCTCCTAGATTTTCTTTTCTTTTGGTCGCTTCCGGGCCAAATTGGAGCCTCGTCAGGCTTTTCCATTCTGCTCATTCCAGCAGGAAGTTCTCTGCCACTCTCAACCTTTTTCGTTTTAAAATCATTAGCCATGTCTTCGCACTTCCACTTTCCGTACTGTTTGGTTTGTTTGTCTGCGTAGTGCCCTAGTGTTTTTACTTCAGACAAAGACAAGGTAACAGACCCATGCACATTGTCCTCAGAGTAATCTCTATGAACATCTTTTATTTTTTTGCACCTTGGGCACTTTCTTTTTTCTTTGTACTTAGCAAAGGAGGAAAAAATTGACCATTTGTGGGTGCAGCTTCCACAACAATAGGAATACTCTGGCATTTTAATCACCTATAATCTGTAATCCGCTACAATATTTTACCATCAAAGTCGCTATCTTCGTTAAGTTTTTCTAGGATTTTTGCGATAACATTGCTTCTTACGATGTCAGAATATGTTAATTGACACAGAGACACTCCCTCTATTTCTTTTAATTTGTTCATGCAAGTCAATAGCCCTCCACTGTAGGAGCCCAGATCCGACTGTCTAAGGTCTCCGTTAATCACTGCCTTTGACTTCCTTCCCAGTCTCGTAATGAACATTTTTATTTGCTCGAAGGTTGCGTTTTGAGCCTCGTCCAAGATCATGAAGCTCTCGTGAAAATTCCTTCCTCTCATATATTCAAGAGGACAAAGCTCAATCCTTCCAGCCTCCCTGTAATATTCTACATTGGGAGCCGTTAAATACATATTCATCTCTTCTATTACGGGAATTAGATACGGGTTAATCTTTTCGATCAGGGTTCCGGGCAGATACCCAAGGCCTTTGCCGGATTCGACTACGGGTCTTGTTATAATAATTTTTTTAATTTTTTCTTGCAGAAGATATTCGCAAGCCAAGCCAACAGAAACGCTAGTTTTCCCCGACCCTGCCGGTCCTGAACAGAAGGTCACGTCTGAATTGTTTATAGCTGTAATATAGTCAGACTGATTTTTTGTTTTTGCTCTAAGTCTTTTTTTTCTCAGTGCTGTGGGCTGCAATTTAGTTCTTTTTTTTCGTACCATATATTTAATCAATATTCATGCTTATATTAGTTTTCCTGATGCTTTCGTGGGCTGGCCCCAAGTTGGACAGTGCCCTTATAGCGTCAATATTTTCTGGAACAACGTCGCTTTCCTGATGGATCGCCTGTATGTACATCAATTTGTTGCCCCATACTCCAATGGTGTCGCTCCACACGCAAACTTCTGGCATGTCCCCTCTCTCCCTACCAAGGTCTTTGGCGTATTCCATGATCTCTGCTGTTGATCTTATACCGTCATCGTTATGCACGACGCGTACCCTCGTTGTGTTCTTGAACAGGCTTATAACTTCTTCAACGGTGGGTGCAATGTGAAGATCGACCGCAATGCTGTGCATGTGCATTAGCGTGGTGGGAACAGATATGGAGGTAGTAAATATCTCCAAGTGAGGAATCACCGTTCTTACGTCCGGTCCGTGGTGTGACGGAACCACCAAGTGTGGAACAAGAGCATTGATGGGTCCGTGGTATATGTCCCAAGGATCAGCGGCCCTTCTAATCATCGTGGCATGCACTTTATCTATGTAATAATTATCATCCAAAGATTTTAATGTTCTGCACAGACCTGTTGTGTTACAACTGACCACACGAAGAAATTTAGAGCAGGCAACCTCAGCATAATTGCATTGTGCTACAAAGCTAGCTCCTATATCGGGCTTTTCTCCCCCCTGAAACACGGCCTTTATACCCATGTCTTCATATAGGATTTTATTGCTTGCTCCAATTCCCTTGGGGGTGCAGTCCACAACTACGTCAATTTTGTCGAGAAGGTGGTGTAATTCTTCTATTGGAAATACTGGAATGTTTTTTTTCTTAGCGGCTTTTATTTTATAGTTATGGGTGTTTGCAGTAATACCCACTAGCTCCATATCATCCTGTAGTAATACGGCGTCTGCTACGCGTTTTCCTATTGTCCCGTAGCCGACAATTCCCACTTTAATCATATATTTCTCACGACTTAAGGGGCCAAAAAACATGACCACATAAAAGACCGAATGCAAAGGCTATAATGGGATGCTGACAAGATATCGAATACAAAGCCCAACTGATTGAATAGCTTGGATCTTTAGACAAAAGCATCACTCCCATATCCCATAGAAAAATTCCACAGAAAAAAGAAACAAGAAGTATTCTGGCTACACCTTGCATATCCATTACGATCCTTTCGTGTTGGAAGTAAAGCCGTCTTTTTCTTCCTTCAGGATTTGTTGTTTTTCTAGTTCACACTCAGGACAATTTTCATAAAATTTACCTGCATGTGGTTCTACATAGTGATGAATTCTTAAAAGTCCAGTGTTGAGATAATTCTGCCCCATCATTAGGTTTGAAAGTGCGTTATACACATTTGTTTCAAATTCTTTATCTTCAAAGTCTTCAGGACCTTCCGGAAAAGAGGAAGCCTCTACTGTTATATTATACTCTTTGGAGACATTTGTGTATACTGTATATCCCACAACTAAGGTAGTAACTAAATTTAACAATAAAAGAAAAACAATTAATTTGCTATTCATTGGTCTGTCTCCCTCGTAAAAAGCTTTATATAGAGACTTCTAATTCTCTATCAAATGCACACTGGGCATCGTGTGCCACCTTGCAAGCCTCGTAGGACTTGTCGTTAAGAACCTCATACTCACCATTATACCACATCTTAGTGCTACTACCATCAAATGTCATACAGTTGCAGGCAAATTCTACGTGAACGCCCTCTTCATCAATGTGCGCAACCTGCGCAACAGAAAAATCGTGTCAGTCAAAGGCCTCTTTGCCTTCAAGAGGTTTCTCGGTTCTTTGTAGCCAGTCTCCAATATTAGCCATTTCTTTTCTCCTTATAAAATTACGCTTGAAAACTACTTCCACACCCGCAGCTTTTTACTGCATTAGGATTATCAAATTTGAAGCCACGTTTAGAAATATCAGAATAATAATCCAGTGTAGTGCCTTCTAGATAGAGAGCACTTTTCTTATCTACAATCACATCTACGCCATACTGATGGGATAGCGTCTCTTTTTGTTCGTCATATTCATGGCCTACCGTGAGGCTGTATTCAAAACCAGAGCAACCTCCTCCTTTAACGCCCACCCTTAAATACTTTTCTTCGGCATCTTCAAGATATTTCTTAGCTTCGGCTGCTGCTGTTTCTGTTAGCTGTATTGTCATCTAGATCTCCCTCGTGAGCCGTCAGAGTCTTTTGCTAGAACAAGAACACGTCCGTTCTTTCTGTATACTCCCTTTCTTTTATAATAATAAATCTCCCCAGTTCTGGGGTCTTCATACGCATAGTAAGTCTTGGATTTTACATATTCACAAATAGCTTGTATATATTTATTCATTATAAATAATCTCCTCGCCTTTTATGGGGCGCAGTTGGGGCAGCTACATTCATCTCCGCAAGAACATTCGTCTTCACAGAAACATTCTTCACACTGGCAATCAGCGTTGTCATTGTTAGAGTCAAAGCACCCCACAGTGAAGATGAAGCTGGTAAAAAGAAAAAGTGCTGCTATAAAAGTAAATGTTTTTTTCATAATATTATCCTTGTTAAAATTTTTTGTTATAAGATTATTTTTGCTTCGCCTTCTAGGAGGTATCGTGGACGACCACCATTATCTACTTTTTGGATGTTCTCAGGAATACCAAAATGATCAAACATGGTAGCCGCTACATCAATAGGCCCATAGGGACTGTCTTTTGGCGTATACGATTTATCTGCCGCACCAATCACTCTACCGCTATCATATCTACCGCCAGACATTAGCATGGTAGAAATGGAGGGCCAGTGATCTCGACCTGCATTGGCGTTCAATTTAGTACGACCGAATTCTCCCGTAACGATCAATAGAATCTTTTCATTAAGGCCTCTTTGATGCACGTCTTCAACAAATGCAGCAAGAGCTTTGTCGATAGGGGGCACTCTGCCCTTTAAGGCGTTGGCGATATTGCCATGCATGTCCCACCCACCATAATGAATGGTTACAAACCTACTCCCAAACTCACAAAGCCTTCTAGCAAGAAGGAGTTGCTTCCCAATCGCAGCGTTTCCGTAGGATTCTTTTGTCTTAGCGTCTTCTTTGTCCAGATTAAAAGCGTCTTTTGCCGTTCCAAGAATCACCTCAAAGGCTTGATTGTTAAACTTTGTAACAGAATCAGCAGATGGGCTCCGTATGTTAACTCCTTCGAGAGATTTTAAGAGCTCATTCCTATTTGTGAACCTTTCAATATCTACGCGAGGAGTCAGGTTCTCCTTATTTGATGGATCAAAGGGTTTATAGGCACCACCAAGCCAAGCAGGATCTTCCCCTTCTATTCTTCCCTGCTTAACATAACAGGGAACCCCATTGTCGGGGTGGTTGGCCCCATAGATAGCAGAAACAATTGAGCCATGAGAGGGATACATAGAATTAGAGGTTTGGCTTCTTTCATTGTTACGATGCCCTGTCATTACCCAATGAGTAGCTTGTCTATGAGATGAATCCCCGTGAGTAAAAGAATCTACAATATTGAGATGGGGAGCCTGTTTGATTAGATTTTGCCAATGAGAACCGAAAGCCATTCCGGTAGGTTTGTCTACTAACGCTCCTCCTACAGGCCTATATTCGTCAGGAACACTGTCTTCCTTGGGAGCATGAAATGTTTCGAATTGTGTTGGGCCTCCTCCAAGCCACACCCACACCACAGAGCTATCTTTAAGTTCTTGTGTCTCCTCACCCATAGCAATATCAGAAAGCCCTAGAGAGGACATCCCAGCCCCAATGCTGCCTATCCTTAGAAAGTCACGTCTGTTTGCATAAAAGTCAAGCATCATTGATCTCCTTTTCTTTTATTAGGAGTTAGGATCAGCTATCTCAACGCCAGTATTAAGAGATTCGGCGGCGGCTATCTTGGCTTGTTTAATTTCCCAAGATTGCACATGACCACTCAAAAATTCCCTTACCATTCGATGCGTAAACGAACCTTTAGTCTCTGGATTTTCAATATTTTGCGGAATTGGGTCTCCGTTTTCATCGACGGGAAATATCTCTCCCCCATCTTCCCCTAGAGCTACAATATAGTCTGGATTTTCTACTAACTCTGGACGATGATAATTTCCTGCAACGGCATCGAGAACACGCTGTATATCGGAATCACCTATTTCTAATTCAAAAATTGCCACTTGTGTTCTCCTCTTTTAAGTATTTTCAAATGAGTTCGCAGACGCCTCCGCTACAAGCCCATTCTTGTTCTGGTTCTACATTGTCTTCTTCTTCGATTATCTCTGTATAGTCTACTTTATTATATTCTCTTTTGAGATCAACCCATTCTTTCCAATTATAAACATCTTTCATACAATAGGTTAATTTTTTAACGTCTCCATCCATGTATTTTCTAGAAAATTTCTTGCATCTTGCTATCCAGTCTCGTTTTGATGCCCCTTTTGCCCTCGACCCAAGGCCAAGGAGAGCGTCACAGGCAGCCCATAGGTTGTCTTCCCATAAGTCAAGAGCTACTTCAATAAGACCGCTAACAAACATGGCACCATCTCCATAATATGCTACCTGTTCACTAGGCAAATAGATCGTTGTGAAGGGAGCTTGAGGATAGTCCTTATCCCCACTTACTGGTAAAAGAGATATGCCACAAAAATATCTTTTATTTTTATAGATAAATTTCTCTATATCATCCCATTCATCTGGTTTAACATTAATTGTATTAGAAACATTATGATTCAACCAAGGCTGTGTGCATAAGGCATCCGTTTTTCCAATCATAACCCAGTTCTTCTGTGTATCCTTTACATACCCCAAAAGAGCTAGTGCGTCAATTTGATTTTTGGTTTTAGAGCCCGGAGGAACCTCTATACAAAAAGAAATTACATCATCACTGTCATTCGCAGACCATACTGATTCTTCGCATGCTCTTGGGTTTATTTTTCTGAAATATCCATAAATTGCTTCCATTTTATTAGCCTGTACACGTCGTATATAGCGCTTGGCATGATGAGGATGAATACCAGAGCTAGTACCAAGAATGCAGCTAGAAGTTCCTTCAGGCTTGACACAAGTAGTCCGAGCTGCCTGATTAATTCCGATCTTTTTTGCCAATTCTTTATTGGTTTGTTTAACAATTTGTGCCCCTTTTTTTTGCACATTGGGATTTAGGCATATCTCATGCTGCTCCATAATACCAGTCATGGAAACCCCAAGGAGGGCCTCTCTTCGCAAGATTTTTTCACTTACTTCTCCTAGATAGGGAAGGTCGGTAAAACCAGCTTGAAGGGTTCCTATAATAGCTGCTGCCCGACACGCTTCGTAAAAGTCTTCTTCTGTCTTAACTCTAGCACAGTTGATGGTGCTCAAGTTGCACGCTTGCCATCCGGTTTTTCCCGTCTCCTCGTCCACAGGATACATCCCGATCTCTACACATGGATTGACTATCAATTCGGTAGAATCTGACCACACAAATCCCGGTTCTCCGAACTCTCTTACGGACTCCATTAATCCGTGGAACTGTTCGGGGGTTGTTTCGTCCCTTAAAAGCAGGGCTGAGTTATTGGATCTTCCCCTTTGGGGGTTCTCGTGAAACCAATTACCGGTTTTTGCCTTTGCCATATCTTCGTCGTCAGGGCTAAACAGGCAAATGGTGGCGCTACGACGGACCCCTCCGGATATAACCGCGTCAGCACAGTGCATGACGATGTCGTAGGCTTCAACTGGTTCTAATCTTCTGATAGACTTAGCGCAAAAATCTAAATTTTTTAGAGATTTGTCTAAAACTCTTTTGATATTAGAGAGGGCCTTTTTTAGGGGCGCTGGTCCGGGAGCTTTTCCAGAACTTGAGCTCAACTGAGCTCCTGCGGGTCTTATTTTAGAGAAATCGAAGGTGACGCTTTTCCCTGTGTACTCTGGAAAGAGTTCGTCTTGATCAAAATAACTAGAGATTAACACCCCTGCGGCGTCTGACCATCCCTCTATTGTGTCTGGAATTATAAACTTTTTATTTCCTCTTTTCTCTCTAACGATAGGAGGAAGCTTTTCAATGTGATGTTTTTGGACAGAAAAGCCAGTGCCACACCCACACAGTAACAAATACATACACTCTTGGAAAAATCGGAGCCTGTCACAATAAGAAGAGATGCAGTTATAGATTCTGGCATTGTGCTTGAAGGTAGGCTTCCCTCCAAACTGCAACGCTCTCTGAGACCCAAGAACACGCTTCTTGAACATCATATCGTAGGACCACGCAATGTCTCCATTTACTTCTGGGTATCTTTCATACATCATACCCATAACTCTATCTACAGACTCTCTCCAAGTTTCCCTTCTCTTTTTTTCAGGAATCCAACGAGCGTAGCGACCCACAAAAGTGTAGTTTTGGAGTTCCGAAACCGACATCAGAGAGAGTTTCCTCCCGAAGACGGCTTCCCGCCTTTCTTTCCTTTTTTTCCTTTGCCTTTGCCTTTGCCTTTGCCTTTATTATTCTGGGTATGCTTATTAAAGTAGGCAGACATGTCTTCGGCAGAGTTGGAAGCAAATGTTTTTCGTTTTGAAGTTGGGTTACCAGCCTTGTCTCTTATTACCAAATTTACCTCAAATTTAGGGACATTCTTTTTGCCCTTTCCTATTCCGTCTTTTAACATTACAAAGCTTTCGGCTGCGTTAGGTGGTGAAAGACATCACGGTAGAGCGAGAATGTCAAAGTTGTTTCCATGCATAGTATTATACACCCCCAATGGGTTGGGGGGGTTGTGACTATCCATATTTTTTAATGTTTTTTTCAGAGCAGGTACAGTAAGAATAGTTTTCTTCACCGTCCGGAGTGATGCACTGTTGATATCCTTTTCCATAACATTCTTTGCAAGATTTCTTTGCATACATGCGTGCCACGTCAAGGTAGATAGTTCGTATGAAGTTAACACTAAGTGGCTTTTTGTTTTTCATTAGAACCTAACTTGAAAAAAGAAAAATTGTTGCGGGTTGAGCCGCAATTGGTACATCATCATTCTTTGCGTACAAACATGGCAACCGCAATGGGTAAAATGTCCGTAGACTGGAACTGGATAATAGTATATTACAGATGGGGGATAATAGAACACTTGTGGCTGTAGAGCCTGTTTCTTTCGCTCTTCTATGCGCTCACGCCGGGCCTCTGCCTCTTTCATCGCCCTTTCTGTAATAAGTTTCTGTCGTTCCTCTTTGGGTAAAAGATTATTATCAGCTTCTGCATCGTTTGGAAGAAGAAGTAGGATAATAAAAAACATCACTGGAAGAATGCTTATCGTAGTAATTATATGTTTTATCATGTTTGAATGTCTCTCTTAATTATACCTCATAAAAAAAGGGCAACCGGAGTTGCCCCTTTTAACAATCCGTTTTGAATGAAAGGATGACTTATTTTTTGAGCTTTGCGAGGAGGTCTACCAAATAATTTGGCCACCAGTCCATTCCTACTCCCAAGAAATAAATACCAATGCCAACAGGCAAAATAAACAACAAAGGTCTCTCACGCGCAGCCACCAATGGGTGCGTCAGAGCATAAAATAAATTCCGTATAGGTCTGCCGTTTTCAAAACCCATAAGATCCCTTTCTTTAAAAAATTACTCGGTGAGGCGTAAGCTGTCACCTACGATCCACGCTGCCGCTAACAAAACAACGCTTTCAACTGTTGCGGGGTTTATTGTCCCTGCGCCAAAAAGGGTATCGGCACATATGACTACTACGCCAGCAACGCCAACCCAAAAGCGACGAGATCTAAACATCGCCTTAAATTTATCTAACATATCTAATTCTCCTTTAATTGGTTAATTTTTTCACTCAGGGACTCGATAGTTTGAGTTAGAGATGCAACCTGTACTTTGAGCTCAACAATAGCATCTGTATTGGCCTTTAAGACCGTCCTGAGCTGTTCTTCTAGTTTGTCTGAATTATCATCAATACGATCAAGTCTATATTTTACATTATCAATTTCCTTTTCAACTCTATGCGTTCCCTCATTCACTAAAGTCCGAGCCTCTGCTCGCGTTACGAGATCCTTCCCGTAGGAAAGCCAGAAACTACCCATACTAAGTATTATAGCAACGCAAAGGGTTGCTGAGTATTTAAGAAATGGCACAAGTTGATTCTGTTGTTGAGGTCGTGTCATATGCTGTCTCCAAAATAGAGCTCTGGCCCCCCGAAGGGGACCTTGCTCTTGATTTGACTACCAGTTAGTTCTTGGCGAATACGTTGCACCACTTGGGGCAATGGCACCATACATGTAGGTAAGCCGTCCCGGAATTGCCGCAGTAGGATTAGCAGCAGTATCAGTACCGGAACCTCTCAGGTTGGAGGAATTGTCAACGCCAATACCGTTAGCGGCGATATCCCAACCACCAGCGTCTGTAACTGTTAGCGCTGGACTAAATGCTCCGCTGAAGATGTTCCAGTTGCCAGCAACCACAGAAGTCTTGTAATCAATAGACTCCATTACATCAAGCTGATTGATTGAATAAATGCCTGAATTACCAGCAGATCTAATAGCCTGCGTAAGATTAGTAACACCGGCCAGATCGGTGGTGTACTTGACAATCACTTGGCCCGGCTGATTGTTAAACGTGCTGGCTGTGGCGGGAGGAATCACTCCCGTATTATTAACACCCGAAGAAATTAGAACCAATCTCTCTTCTTCACCTAGGCTCGAAGATGTCCAGAGGGCGGTTTCAGCAATCGTTCCCCCCGCTCGAATGTTACCTTGGTCATTGTCTACCCCGCTGGGGAAGCCATTGACATACTGGTTGTACACAAGTGTGCCTGCAAGATTAGTAACAAAACCCATAATATTTACCTCTTTTTCTACATAGAGGCCATTTTGTATCCCGTTGTTCCAAACAATAGAAATCCTGTCCTGCTTATTAATTACACCTAATGCACACTATTAAGACACATTTTTCACAATTTCTTCTAGTGAATTAAATCCATCTTCTCCAAAAATACCATCGGCAAATCCATAGAATACAGCATCGCTAGAGGGCATCCACCAATCTTCTTTAGAATTTAGCTGCTTTTTTATGAAGTTTTTTACTGCATTCTTTTTAGCACCATCAAAATAACTTCCTGTTTTTTCACACGCCTCAACATAAATTTCATAGCTTCTATCGAGGATTGTTTTTTCAAACTCATACATAGAAAATACCTGCTTGTAGGTTCCCTCTACCGAACAAGATCCATCATGTATTAGCCAGTCACAGTTGGGCATTGAGACGCGTACCCCCTTGCCGAGGGGTGCTTGAGCTATAATGCTTCCCATTGACGCACAAATGCCATGGCAAATAAATATAAAGCTGCACGGACTTCCCTGAATAGCATCATAAATTGCCATCCCCGCGTGCCACTCTCCCCCTGTAGAATGCTGGTGTATTATTATGGGTTTGTGACTTTGACTCTCAAGGATACGCAAGTTTGTAAGAAATTTTGTTGCGGTGCGATAATCCAACCCCGGATCTTCTTCTTCAAAATGGTTGTGTAAAAATATTTCCCTACTGGATGCTATGACACAATTATCATGTGCCTCTGCTATCGTTGGTTTTCTGGGAGGAGGCATTTTTAGTTCCCTTAATATAATCAATCGTCTTTTGTCTTATTTGCGCCATAACTGTCCTATCTTTAAATAGCGTGGCTATTCC